CTCCGAAGTGCTCCTTAACAAGGCAATGGAGGGTTGGATTTGAAAAATCCGAATCGGTATCGTAAACAGCATGAAGAGTGGATCCCTAAACAGGATACACACATGACTGTCACATACGCCGATCTCACTACTGATGCTGGCCCCGCTCACACACCGACGATCCTTCACAGGCTCGACGAAATGCGTGATACCGTGGGTTACATAGGTAATGACTTTAACCCTTGTTGGCATGTGAAATGGTGGTATTCCCGTGAGGAAATACCCCAATTTGAGCATGACAACCTGACTGTGGGGTACACGACCTACGCTGTTAGCGAAGGTACGGTATGTTATCCCGCAGATCTGCAGCGCGTCGCTGTTGAACTATCGTCTCTTCCCGACCAAGTTTTGGAGGACTTCAGCGTTTCCGCTGAACACCACTTCAAGACCGCCGTCGATGATTCTCACAATATACTCGCCATCATAGTTGAGGCGATTGAACTTTGTGAGGGAAACATCGACAAGCTCAAGAAATTAGGTGAGGCCATAAGCCAAGCCCTTGCAGCTTTTCGGAAAATGTACGCAAAAACACACAACTATTGGTTGTCGTGGAATTTCTGCATTAAGCCGATGTATGGTGATGCAAAAAACGTTCTTCTAGTCATTGAAAACGCGATAAAGCGTTTGCAGTGGCTACAGGCACGTAATCATTTGGACACGAAGGTGAAGTACAGATGGGGACAACGGTCCATCGAAGGTTCGGTACTATTACCGATCGAGATGGCCACCGCCACCCCTGAGTACATGGGCGACTTTAATGGTCACCCTGTTTACCGGGATTGGGGATACGCACGGCCTACCGACGATGCCTACTTTCGTGTTGATTACACGATAGATTACACGCTTACTGCGTGGGGCTGGGTACGGTTTGACATACCCGACTTCTTCTTGTCGAATGTTGTCGGGTTCGGTGTCGTATGGGCGGCTCTATCTGGGTTACTTAACCCACTAAAGGCCGTCTGGGAGATCGTTCCTTTCTCTTGGCTCATTGACTGGTTTGTGTCTTTGAAGACCCGGCTTCAGATAGAAGCTGGGAATATCTCTCCGTTGAAAGATGCGAAGATATTGTGTACAGGCCATGCCTGTAAGTACCGCGTGCACGGGCTCGTGGTACTCCACACAAGTGTAAAGGAGTATCCGGCAGGAGGGTTCAGCCTAAAGGGCTTCAAGCGCTCGCCAAATCTTCCCAAAACGGAAGGTTCGCCTTTTCGTATACCATGGGAATGGTATAACAATTCTATCCTTATCGCTCTGCTTCGACAGAAGCATCGACGGGGATAGCAATCTCGGATAAATCGTGGTCGAAATGATCACGTACGGAACATCGAAATGTCGTTAACTATCACAACCCTTAATAATGAAACCCCGACTTCTAACAATTTTGTCGAGATCAAGAAAGACTCTGTGACGGCCGAGTGGTATAATACCTCTCTTTCGGTCGCAGGCGGTCTCGATTGCCGACTCTTTGTTAAACAGTCACCCAATTTGGCGAAGACCAAGACGGGGGTCCCAATCCGGAGATCCTTGGTACAATGCGTACTCAAGGCACCGGTCGTGGCCACCATCGGAGGAAACTCGACAACTATTTGGGAGGAAGTGACGGTAAACCTCACGGTTACGTCACCTACTGGGTTAGCAACTCTTACCGCAGCTCAGCGTGAGCATGCCTTGGCGTTCGTGCGCAATTTTGCGACAGCGGCTACCTTGGCTCAGCTCATGCGGGGCGAACTGTAGAGTCCAGTGCAAGACCAGTGCGAGATGTTACATCTCGTAGTATTGGTTGGCTCCGGCATCCTTGCCGGAGCCTTGCGCGAGCTTCTTAAGAAGCGGGTTGTGAGACGACGAGGAAGAAATCACCAAAATGGAGTTCTCGAAAAGCCTCGTTCCAGAAATTCTGGATATCGTGACCGAAACGCTCGCTGATTTGTATGCCTTGTTGCAAGTTCTACCAACAGCTCATGTGAGGAAACTCGACATGACAAACGACGTTGCGTATCTACGCAAACGGACGGATGCTGAAGGTCTAGCGTTTCTGACTGTTACCCTTCCCCGGTTAGGGGAGTGGTTTGATCAGCAAACGTGGGGTGAAAGTCCAGGGATCATAGAGGGTTTTGCCCCTTATGACGGATATTATCCTCGCTTCCTGCGACCTTTGTGGTTGTGGGTCCGCCAATTTAAGGCGGATGCAATGAGTAGCGACGACGCCCAGGTTGTACGCGTGACGCGTACATTACTGCATGGCCTCAAGAAACTTAACGTTCCTTGTGGTGACGAGAAAATCCAACTCGCACTCGACTCATACGTAAGTATCGAGTCGGAGTTGGCTGACTTTGAAGTCTTCCCGTCAAAAACCTTACAGCATGCACAGCTTGTGCTCGAGACTCTGCTTGATGGGTATATTCCCACCTGCAGTAGACCGAGACATGGGCCTGGTGCCGTCGCGGGGGGTGAACGTCATAGTACGAAATGGGAATGGTCCCACAAGTATGACAGCGTTCATGCGGAGTGGTCGTATTGGGATTATTTGTACCCAGTGCGCGAAGTGGCCAGTAACTACGGCCTCCAAGCTTCCCCTAAGAACCATCGTATCCAGTTGGCTGCCCAAGCTAGCAATTATCGCGCATTATTGCGCTGTGCTAGCCCAACAGCTCGTCTGATCATGGTCCCAAAAGATTCTCGAGGCCCTCGCATTATAAATGCGGAGCCAAAGGAGTTAATGTACCTAGAACAGGGCGTTGCTAGTCATCTCATGAAATATCTTGAGAGTCATAGCATGACAAGAGGACACGTCAACTTTGACGACCAGCAGATTAACGCGAACTTAGCACTACGCTCTTCGAGCGATAAAGCTATGGACACGATAGATCTAAAGGACGCAAGCGACCGTGTCTCGGTGCAGCTCATTCGGTTCCTTCTCCCTGAGAGGGTATCGAAGAAATGGCTTGCATTGCGATCCACTGCTGTCGTTCTGCCTAACAAGCAGGTACTTGCTCTGAGCAAATTTGCGGCGATGGGAAGTGCTTTATGCTTTCCCGTCGAGTCGCTAGTGTTCTGGGCAATTGCAGTGGGGTCTGTTTGGAAACAGACAGGTGACTTAGGCCTTGCATTGACTAGTGTATACGTCTACGGCGATGATATTATCATTGCCGCCGGATATACAGGTCACGTAATGCACGAGTTGGAAATGGCGGGACTTATGGTCAACCGCGCCAAGTCGTTCATTGGTAGCCACCCTTTCCGAGAAAGTTGCGGCATCGAGGCATTAAACGGCCACGATGTTACGCCGCTCCGGGTGAAGAAGCTGCCGCCTCAGCGACCGAGTGATGGAGATGGGATTATGGCGTATGTGAAATATGCTGAGAATTCTCAGTACATTACACCGCGCCGTAGTCGTCACTTATTGACATGTGCCGAACGGCTGATTGGTCCTATCCCTAGGACCCGTCTACCGCAAGCATTCGTCTGTTTTGTGACCACCGATGACGTTTGGGAAGCTTCTCGCTTCTCCGGTGTTCGATGGTGTCCAAAGCGTTGTGCCTTGAGCGTTAAAGTTTACACCGTAAAAGGTAGAAGCTATGAGAACGTTCCTGTGCCGTGGTCCAGGGTCCAACGGAATCTTATTGAAGATTTCGCTGATCGCGAACCTACACTCGTAGTGGACAGACAATCCACTCAAATAAGACGTAAGAATAGTTACCTTATCGTCTAAGGGATGTCATAACATGTAAATGTTAT